CTGGCCGACATGATCAGCGGAAAGGTCGAGTTCGCCGAGGTGATGTTCCTCGTTGCGCTCATCCTGTTCCTCGTCGTCGCCGTGATCGCGGCAATGGCGCGGACGTTCGAGATGATGTTGCTGGCGTTTGGTCTCGCTGCGGCAGCGCTCGCCTTCTTCGTGCTCTAAACCATCCTCCCTAGGGGTTCGCCGACGAGCCTCGGGCCTGTTCATACCTTGACCCCCGTCGGCGGAGCCCCTGGAAGGATGGGGAGACTCCGGATGAATCCGATTGGGCACCCGCTTCAGGAGCTGGACGGGAGCATCACGAGGGTATAGGATGCCTGCATGACGACCTCCGCGGACAAGATCGCTGCAGAGTTCGGTACGACCAACTCCATCTTCGATGCGCTGGTGGAGAGGCACGGCCGGCTCGAGCGCGACATGGCGATGTGGCGAGAGCAGATCAGCATGGACGGCATGGTGCTCGAACTCAACAACTCGGGCGCGCAGGGTCACCCGCTGATGGACCGCGTGCTGAAGGCGGAGGCGCAGGTCCACGTTGGTCTGCGCTCCATGTGGTGGATCATCGCCGCCACGCAGCAGGCCGACGAAGAGCCGCTCGACGAGTTCGACGCGTTCCTGGCCGAACAGGCGAAGACCGGCCGGCCGCGTCAGCGCCAGCACGGTGGCTGATTTCCCCAGTGAAGGCCCGGCGATCACGCAGTTCCTGCAACGGTTCTGTCGTCATCCACGAGGCACGTTGGCGGGGCAGCCTGTCACCGTTGTTCCCGAACAACAGAGCGTCATGGACGAACTGTTTCGTACGGACGAGGACACCGGTCTGTGGAGTCACCGTGAAGCACTTGTCATGGTGCACCGCAAATGGGCAAAGACGCTTCTGACCGCTGGCGCCGGCCTGTTCGCGCTGATCACCAAGGGCATGGGCACGGAGATTTATCTCGCTGCCAACTCGAGGACGCAGGCGGGCATTCTGAAGAAGAACGTTGACACGTTCGCCAACAGCTCGCCGGTTCTGCGCAAGCGTCTGTGGGTGTACCGCAACAAGATCGAAACACCGACCGGCAGCCACATGATGGTGCTGGGCGCTGACGCTCACCAGGCGCACGGCTACAACCCGCAGCTGTCGGCCATCGACGAATACTGGGCGTTCAGGCGCAACGATCTGCCGGAAGCCCTCGCGTCGGGTGCAGCCGCTCGTGAAGAGTCGATGACCCTGTACATCACCACGCCCGGTGTCGACTTGAACACACCGCTCGGTTCACTGCTCGAGCGTCATCGACGTGGCGACCCCACGCTTTACGTCCACTTCCCGGGGCAGCATGTCCCAATGGATGTCGATGTCTACGATGAGGCGGCCTGGCGTGAGTTCAACATCGGATACCGGCACGGCTGGATCAGCAAGCAGTTTCTCATCTCGCAGGCTCACAGCTTGCCCCGGCACGAGTTCGTCCGTCTGCATCTCGGCGGATGGTTGCAGTCGTCGGCCGGCTGGATCGACCTCGGAAAGTTCGACAAGTGCCGAGGCAACATCGTGCTCGAGCCTGGCGCAGAGATGGTCGTGTTCATCGATGGAGCGTGGAAACATGACTCGGTGGCTATCGTCGCCTGCGTCCTGAAGCCGCGTCCGGAGCTGCACGTGCTGAAGGTGTGGGAGAAGCCGGTAGGCGACGACAACTGGCGTGTTCCGTACTACGAGATTGACGGTCTCATGCGGGACATCGTCGAACGGTACAATGTCCGCAAGATCGGTGCTGATCCGTTCTTCCTCGGTCAGATGCTGCAGACGTGGTTCGACGCCGGCCTGCCCGTGCAGGAGATTCCGACCAACAGTGTAGGCCGTGCGGTCGATGCCTGCAAGCGCTTCTACGATGCAGTTGTCGAAGAGCGCATCTGGTGGGACTCGAATCCGATCCTCCGTAGGCACATGGGCAACTGCGTCCCGAAGCAAGATGCTCGCGGCATTCGCGTATCAGCTGATCGTACCAACCCGCTGGCGAAGATCGACTGTGCCATCGCCGCCATCTTCGCTCACGACATGGCCACCAAGATCGCCGCTGAGCCGAAGCTGTGGATGTACTAGTGCATACCGTCATTCAGATCATCGGCGGGCTGCTGTTCGTCGTCGGGATCGCGTTGATCTATCTTCCGGCTGGCATCATCGTCGCTGGCGCGTTACTCTTTGCCTTGGGCGTGCTGCTCGAAGCGAGGATGAGCGCTCGTGCCGTCCCGGTCGTGGAGTCTGACGCGGAAGGAAGTTGACGTGGGAGCACTCGATCTGATCCGCAGTCTGCCACGTGGCGTGCGTCCTCCCGGACCCATCATCGGTGAGCGTTCGCAGGAAGATGGCTTCGTCCTCACGCAAGAGATGTGGGACTTGGGCATGAACGGGGCCGGCGGTGTACCGCTGAGCGGAACCGGCTGGCAGCCACTCACCACGGCAACGACCGTTCGCGGTATTCCGGCGGCGTGGTACTGCAACAACCTGATCGCCGGCGTGATCGCGCAGATGCCGTTGGAGGACATCGATCCGGAGACGGATGAAGTACAGAAGCCGGCGCCGCAGGTGCTGACGCGTCCGTGGCCGATGGTGTCGTACTACGACTTCATCTTCATGGGTATCACGCAGGCGCTGCTGAACGGCAACTTCTACGGCATCAAGTACGACTATGATGATGCCACGTTGAAGCCGCGTCAGCTGCTGCCCGTCATGCATGAGGACATGCACGTCGAGGTCATCAAGGGTGTTCCGTACTACACCGTCATGAGCATCAACAGGACGTTCACGTGGGACGAAATCTTTCACGTTCGCGGACTCATGGTGCCTGGTCGCATGACCGGCATCGGGGTCATCGAGGCGCATCGGCTTGGCTTGGCGCACACGCGAACGCTCATGGACTACGGCAACAACTCGTATACAGGCGGCGCCGTACCTCCCGTCGTGATCAAGGTCAACAAGCCGGAACTCGCTGAGGGCGAAGCCGAGTACCTGCAAAGCCGCTGGATGCAGAGGCATTCCGCTGGCAACCGCATCCCGGCCGTCGTGCCTGGCATCGTCGATGTCGAGCAGATGGGCATGTCGATGGTCGACTCCGACTACTTGAACTCGCGCAAGTTCAGCATCGCCGAGATTGCCTTCATGTTCGGCGTGAACCCCGAGTTCCTCACCGTCTCGCTCGGCGGCTCTCACGTCACCTACGCCAACGTGGAGACGAAGAACCGCGAACAGCTCATCTACACGCTGCAGCCGTGGATGAACCGGTTCGAACAGGCGTACAACGATCTGCTCGCCGGCTCGAGGTACAGCAAGTTCAACGCCGACACGCTGCTCCGCGCGGACGAAGGCGACCGCATCAAGATGTACGCGGCCGGCCTGGACGTCGGCATCTTCACGCTGAACGATGTTCGTCGTAGGGAGAACCTGCCGACGTACGATTCGTGGGCCGACGAGCCGTTCGGTGTTCCGCCGCCTCCGAAGGTCGAGCCCGTGTCCGGCATCCCGCAGGAAGCCACCGCTCAGCCGGCTACCGTGCCTGCACCTGCGATGAACGGAGACGCCGGAGCCGCGCTGGACGCTCAGATTCTCACGCCGGCCAAGGCGTAACCTCCGGTGGCTACATACCACCCTCCGCCTCGCGTCATTCGTACGGCGAATCAGGGTCGGAGCTGGCACACGTCACTCAATCGTGGTACACCATCAAGTGTAGCGGTGTCCACGAAGATCGTGAACCGGCTGCCGTGGGACATCATTCAGATCATCGCACTCGTCAAGTGGTTCGGTCAGCACGAGGTTGACCGCGTGTTGGACGGCTGGAATCGGAACGAACCCGACTATCCGTCTGAACTTCGTGTGAACTGGGATTTGCACGGAGGCGATGAAGGTCGACAGTGGGCGAACAGTGTTGCCCGAACAACGCAGGGTCGCTTGGATAAGCGGCGCTACGGACTGGCGAAAGGACCGGTATGAGCGAGCTGGAAGTCGTTGAACCGATGATCTTCCGGGCCACCAGGCTCGAAGACGTAGAGCTGTCAGGTTCCGACGGGCGTACCGTCGTCGCTCGACTGATGCGATGGGATTCACCCAGCCGTGTCACCGACAACGGTCGGGACTTCTACGACGAGGTATGGCGGAAGGGCGTCTTCGCGTCGTCCATTCGTCGAGCTGAGAAGGCCGGTCGCCGCTGGCCGCTCATGGCGATGCATCAGGATCGTCTGCTTCCCGTTGGAGCGACGACCGCGGTGCACGAGCGAGCCGATGGCGCGTACTTCACCGGCAAGATCAGCCGCACGCAGATGGGCGACGAGATCATCGAGCTCATCAACGATGGTGCGCTGCCGGGCGTGTCGGTCGGTGCCAAGCCGATCCGCTCACGGCGTACTGCCCAGCTGGTCGAACGCGTCGAGGCTGCCATCCGCGAAATCTCGTTCACGCCGTTCGCGGCTCTGGACGGCGCAGAAATCCTGGCGCTGAGGTCGATGACGATCCAGCATGAGGATGATGACCCCGAGGCGCCGGAGCAGGAAGCCGTTGTGCCCGGCGCGAAGGAGGCCACGTTGGCGTTCTTGGCGTCGCTGAAGAACGACGACTAATGGATGGGGAACCGTTCCGTAGTCGAAATCATGGTGCTCTGCTTCACGTTGATCGTGACGGTCGCCATCTGTGGACTCGGAGCGGCCATTGTTGTTGTCGAGGTTCGCGACCCCACGGCTGATACCGCGCTTCTGGCGAACACGCTGATGAGTCTCGTGTCCGGTATTCTTGGCGCGTTGCTGGGCCTGATCGCCGGCAGAAGCACGAGCTCGGATCAGCTGGAACGTCGACCCAAGGACGAAGATGACTAGCGCGAAGCTGTTCATCGTACCCGCGGTGGCCGGCGTGATCATGTTGTCTGCCGTCTTCGGTGTAGCAGCATGGCAGGATGCGTCCGGCGTGACTACGACGCCACCGGCTATCACGGTTGTCGGTCCGCCTGGTCCCGCCGGTCCGCCCGGTCCCGCTGGTGCAACGGGTCCGATAGGTCCGCAGGGCATCGCCGGTCTCGCCGGTAACATCGGTCCGCAAGGACCGGCCGGTCCAACGGGTCAGACAGGTAGTGCGGGTGAACGTGGTACGGTAGGACCGCAGGGCGCGAAGGGTGCGCCGGGCCCGACATGTCCAAACGGCATACAGCCGATCGAAGTACGGGTTCAGGATACGCTGAAGGGTCAGCCGGTACGGATACTCGCGTGTGCCATAGGATGAGCTGGACAACTGACGTTCGGCCTGGTAGATTCCGTTTGATCGACGGAGGGCCGACTCTCCGCAAGCAAGCGTCTGGCGCTGCGTAGGACATCACTCGGAAGGGAAACCATGAACGTCCTCGAGCGCATGCGTCAGCAGTTTGCCGACGCGACCGACCAGCTCACCGCCCTCGCCCAGCGAGCCGTCGATGAGAACCGCGAGATGACGGAGTCCGAAGCGGCCAACGCCGCCGTGCTCCGCTCCAACATCGAGTCCCTCAGCACCCGCATCGGTGATCAGGTGAGCATCGAGCGTTCGGTGCAGACCACGCGCGACCTGCTCAGCTCGGTGCCTGCCGGTCAGACGATCACGCCGCCCGCTGGCTCCGGCACCAACGTGATGCCCTACCAGGCCGGCATGCCGCAGGTCATCCGTACCGACGGCCGCAATCCCGACGCCGCTACCATCGTGCGCACCATCTGGCAGTCGCCGGGTGAGTACATGGCCGACGTCATCCACGCCCAGCAGGGCGACATGGAGGCGCGCGAGCGCATCCAGCGTGCCATCCAGAACGAAGTCACCGGCGACGTGCCCGGCCTCGTGCCGACGCCCATCGTCGGCGACATCATCAACATCATCGATGCCAGCCGGCCGGCGACCGCGTCGGCTCGCGCCTACGGGATGCCGCAGTACGGCGCCTCGTTCACGCGGCCCAAGGTCGCCCAGCACACGCAGGTCGGCGTCCAGGCCACGCAGAAGACGGAGCTGACGTCCAGGAAGTTCACCGTCAACCCGCTCAACGTGAACAAGGTCACGTACGGCGGTTCCCTCGACGTGGCCTTCCAGGTCATCGACTGGACCAACCCGTCGGCGCTGAACGCGATCACCGACGACCTGGCCGACCAGTACGCGATCATGACCGAAGGCGCCACCTGCGCGTCCATCGGTGATGCCGCGACGGCCAACGCTGCCAACGCGGTCACCATCGCGACCAACGACGGTGCGGCCATCATGAAGGGCCTCTACACCGCGGCCGCCAAGGTGTACGCCGGCTGCAAGCGTCTGCCGAACGTGCTCTATGCTTCGGTCGACATGTGGGCGGGCCTCGGCACGCTCGTCGGCACGGATGGTCGTCCGCTGTTCCCGATGATGGGACCGACCAACGCGCCGGGCACGATGGGCGGTGCCAACACGTTCAACGGCAATCCGCTCGGGCTGCAGCTCGTCGTCTCGCCGGGGTTCGCACCCGGCACGCTCATCATGGCGAACACCGCGTTCGCCGAGGTGTACGAGGATCGCCGTGGTGCTCTCCGCGTCGTCGAGCCCAAGCTGCTCGGCTGGGAGATCGCGTTCTACGGCTACTTCTCGCCGCTGATGACCGTGGACGCCGCCTTCGTGCGGATCACGTTCACGATCCCGCCGGTCACGTTCGACCTCGCTTCGTTCTCGCAGGACGACGACGACGACGACGACGGCAAGGCCAAGCCCGCCGCGCAGACCGCCGTCAAGAAGTAGCACATGGCTGTCGAGGCCGGGTGGATTTACGAACTGGTCGCATCACCGCTCGTGCAGGGTGGACTGCGCATCAACTCGGATGACCTGATGGTCGCCGATGAGATGACGTTCTCCAACTCGCAAGCGGTACTCGTTGATGGAGTACCTGCAGGGTACATCGACGTGGCGAGCCAGCTGGCATTTCTGGGGGAAGGCGACAGATTCAACGTCCAGTTCCTCGGTTCTGTTGGTGGGTTCGACTACGCCGAGTTCATCATCGGTGGATCACCGGAAATCACACCCGGCCCCGACGGCATGACAGTGTTTGCGGTAGCATTCGAGTCCGGCGTTTCGGTCGGATCAGCCGGCATGGTCAGTCTGCAGTACACTCGGCAGTCGTTCGCAATGTGGCCGACGATCGCCGATCTGGAACAGTTCACGAAGGTGTTCGCTGATCCCGTACAGGAGTGGGCGCTCAACGCGGCCGTTGCGTACGGGGTCGAAGTGTTGGGTTCGACGACCGTCGGTGGAGTCACTACGGTGAATCCTCCCGATGCCTCCGTGTTCGCGGGTTGCCTGGACTATGCTGCATCCATCTATACGCAGCGCATCAGCCAGGCAGACTTCTTCACATCGCCGGAGCAGGGCAGTACACCGCAGCAGCGCTACCGCAGGCTGCTGTTGGCCTCACGGTACGTGGCAATCGCATGAGCATGGTCGACTCTCTCGCCGAGCAACGGGCCGCCATCGCGCTTGCGATGACGAACGCGCTCGGGTACACGGTGTACACGGGTCCAGTCGACGATCCTCTCCCGCAGTGTGTGGTCATCGAGAATCCGATCATCTCGCCGGCAGGCGCTGGGTCGTTGATGCAAGCGGTGTGGACGGTTCGCATCCTCGGTGTTCGCGTTGACCCTCGCGCCATCTCGGTTCAGGCGGACATCGATGTTCCGCTTGCGATCCAGTCGCTGATGAAGATTCAGAACTACGTGTTCCTGGGCGGAGAACCACGTGACGTAACAGAGTCAGGGTACATGCTTCCATCGTACATCATCCAAGGCAGCATGGCGCTGTCGTTCTGTTCGTAAAGGAGTCCCATGTCCGCGCCCACCGTGATCACGATCAAGGACGCAACCGTCAAGTTCTGGCTGGACGGCGGCGACGAGACGTCGGCCGTCGACTACAAGTGCCAGGTCAGCGAGGCGTCCGTCAACGCGACCCCGAACCTGCAGACGGTGCCTGCCACGTTCTGTGCGCCGGAGTCGCAGGTGCCCGCCAACACGGGCTACGAGCTGCAGTTGAACTGGCTGCAGGACTGGACCGCGCCGGGAGGCGGTCTCAGCAACTTCGCCTTCGTGAACGACGCCCAGCTCGCGCACTTCGCACTGTTCCTCGAAGACAGCAACATGCCCGAGTGTCATGGTGACGTGTGGGTGGTCGCTGGCGCGTTCGGCGGTGTGGCCGGCGTACCGCTGCAGGCGTCGGCGACGTGGCCGCTGCTCGGCAAGCCCGTCATCGAGGTGCCCCAGGCCGTCGCGGCAACCGGTGCAACGGCCGGCAACCCGGGCACGTTCCAGCCCGTCGGTGCAACGCCGCCCGCCAACCTCGCAGCCCTCGCCGGTGTGACCGCCAGCCCGACGACCGCCTGGGCGACCGGTGAGCACGTGGTGCTCGGTGATGCCAGCTCGGCGCATTGGGATGGTGCCGCCTGGGCCGCCGGCAATGCGGCCGTCGCGCGGGAAGCCGCCACTGCGGGTGCCGCCAAGAAGTAGTTCGCCCTCGGTGGGGCCGGCATGCAGGGGGAGGCGTTCACGCGCCTCCCCCTCATAGCGTATCGGCGAGCGATGCAGTAGGAGGGTTCGATGCCTGATACCCCGCAGCAAGCGGCGGCGAAGAGTAGGGCGGCGGCTCGAGCGCTCGTGAAGGCGAACCGTCTGGCGTTGGTCGAAGCCGGCCGAGTCACGCTGCCCATCATGCGGGTTCAGGCGCAGCGAGCTGCAGGCGGTAACCGTCGACTGCGTAACGCCGGCAACGCTCTGCTTGCTGCCGACTGGAACGTGAGCGGCGTAGGTATGGCAGCGGTGGCCACCATGTCGCCTCGCGGCCCCTGGCGTCTCCGTGACAACTCGTATACTGGCGGCAAGACACGCGAGCATACCATCGTCGGGAAGAACCGTGCCGACAAGCTGCTGATCTTCCGCGCTCGTGACGGCAACATAGTGTTCACACATTCCGTTCAGCATCCTGGTTCTGCACGGGAACCATTCTGGTCGGACGGTGTGCAACAGGCCATTCCGCTTGTGGCCGCCATCGTGCCCCGTGAGAACTTTCGTGCGGTCGCCGGTGCGTTCACCCGTCCTGGCTCGTTCATCAGCTGACGTGGTAAGGTCGACACATGAGCACCTGGCGCATCGAAGACGCAACCGGAGACGTATGGCTTACGGAGGATGCGCTGACGGGCGCACTAGCCATCTCGGTTTGCACGGTGCTCGAGCGTGACGAATGGGGGATGCTCGATCCCACACGCAGTCCGTTCGCGTTGATGGGTCTGCTCATCGTGCTCTTCGCCCAGCGGTACAGTGTTGATGTCCCCGATGCCCACGTCATCGTGATGTCCCAGTCCATGTCCGATCTGGTCAACATGCTGAAGGTGGAGTAACGTGGCGCTGCTCTCTGAGCGTGTAGAGTTCCTCATCACGGCCAACCCGGCATCCGCTGTCGCCGGGTTTGAAGCCGTGGCCAAGGCGTCGGACGCCGCCGGTGCGCAGGTTACGAACAAGTGGAAGGACGGTTCCGCACTCGTCGGGTTCGGCGCCAAGGCTCTTGCCGTAGCCGGTGTCGCCGCTATCGGACTCAACAAGCTCGTGACTGCGGCCTCGAACCTGGCCGAGTCACAGAACTTCGTTGACCGCGAGTTCGGTCAGTCTGCCAAGGCCATCGACGCTTGGGCCAAGACGGCGGCCAAGTCGGCCGGCCTCTCCGAGCGTGCCGCTCTCGACGCTGCGGGTGGGTTCGCCGCAATGGGCAAGGCCGCCGGTATCACGGGCGATGACCTGGCCAGCTTCTCGACGACGATGGCGCAGCTCGCTGCTGACCTCGCGTCTCTCCGTAACACCTCGGTGGAAGAAGCCACCACGGCAATCACCTCCGCCCTGCGCGGTCGGTTCGTCGCCATCAGCAAGTACGGTGTCGTCCTCAACGAGACGATCCTCAAGGAAGCCGCGTACGCCAACGGCATCTACGACGGTACCGGTCGGCTCACCGCTCAGCAGCGAATCCTCACCACGTACAAGGAACTGCTCGGTCAGACCGGTGCGGCTCAGGGCGACTTCGCGCGTACCAGCGACAACCTCGCCAACCAGCAGCGCATCCTCGGCGCACAGTTCGAGAATCTGATGGCCGGTGTCGGTCAGGGTTTGCTGCCGTTGTTCAAGAGCGTCGTCGGTGGAGCCAACAGCGCCGTCGAGAAGTTCAACGAGTTGGACGCTGGCACGAAAAAGACGATTGGCGGATTGCTCGGCATTGCAACGGTGGCCACAGGAGCTATCGGCGCGCTCTCCCTCATCGCCGGTACCGTACAGAAGATGAACGCGCGGTTCCATGACAGCGCTGGCGGACTCAACGCATTCGGTAAGGCAGCAGCCGGTGTGGGAGCCGGCCTCGCCGTCATCGGTGTAAGCCAGGGCATCTTCGATGTCATGAACAACATCACCGACAATGCCGGTCAGACGACGAAGGCGTTGCAGGAGCTGGCGGTCGCGTCCAAGGGCACCGGGCAGAGCATGA